CTATATATTTCTTTCGCCGTAAATTCTATTGCTGCCATTATAAACTTCCTTGTAGTATTTGTATTTCTTCTTTATATCTTCCATCGGTTAAAGCATATTGTTTTTCATACCAAGAATATTTAGTTGTATCTACAGCTAACCTTCCTTGCATTTCTTGTAAGTATCCTGATGCAATACCAATCTTAGCTTGAACTTCAGATACATATCCATTAGCTGATGAAGTAAATCCTTGACCAGCAGACAAATAACCTGAAGCAGTTCCTAAAAATCCTTGAGCTGCTTTTCCATATCCGTCAGCAACTCTTGAATATCCAGCTCCGTTTTGTATATATCCTTGTGCTACATTAACCTGGTTTTGAACTTGAGATAGTGCTGCCTGTACTTCCTGTGAATATGATTGAGCTTCTGTTAAACCAGCATTAGCTTCTGCAAGATATCCACTTCCTGCTCCAACGTGAGATGAAGCTAATTCTATATCTTCAGCTGTATTTGCTGTAACTGCACTGTCAAACTGAGTATTAGCTAATGCAACTGCTGCTGCACATTTGTCTGCAGATTGATTTATGTTTGCTATAACTGTATCAACTGTAGCATCTACTACAACTGCTGCTTCTGCTAATTCTACTTTAGCTAAATCTAATTCAGCATTATCTAAACCAATTTCTGTAGCCATTTTATCCACTTCGGCATTTGCTAACCCTATTTCTGTAAGAGCAGAATCTGCTTGAGCATTTATTAAAGCTACCTCTGTATGAATATTATCTGCTATAGCTTGTAATTCATCTAATTCTGTATTCACAGCAGTTAATGCAGTAGTAATATCAGAATTATCTATAAGGTTTGTCATTAATCTTTGTAAATAATTTCTAGCAGCATATAAAACAACAGCTTGTTCAGCTTCATCTGGAAAATTATCTATAGAACTGTCTCCATAAGCAACAGTTATTCCAGAATTAAGATATACAACTCTACTATCATTTGATTGGTTGCTAGCAGGATATGTATTTAAATTATCTCCTTGTATGATATATGCTGGGTCGCTTTCTGACGCAGCTTCCATATAGTTTGTATCACTAACTCTTCCCATTAAAGAAGGGTCAAGTTTTCTACAAGGCATAAATGCTTTACTAGAATGATTGTTGTCTCTTCTTACGACAGATAAAATTTTCTTTCCCTCTACGTCTAAAGTATTTGTAAAAGCTTGATTGCTGACTACTCTTTCTAATTTTGTTGGACTAAGTATATCTAATACTGTTCTAGCTCCAGCAGTTAACCAATCGCTCATAGCTGCAGTATCTACACTAGAGCCTCCTGATATATCTTCTAATTGTACTTGAAATGTTGCCATTATCTACCTTGTCCTCTATATGTTTTCTTATATTTCTTTAAACTTTTTGAACAAACAAAAAGGGCATTAGTACTTGGTTTTGTTCCAAGTTTAGTATGTTTGCTTTGTCCTTGTCTTGTCTTCTTTAGAGTTTTCTTCTTTCCGGACAAATCACTAAAAATGCTTCTTCTCATTTCTTCTTCTTGCGACCTTTTTTCTTTTTCTTTTTAGGTGGTCTTCCTACTTTACTTCCATATGTTCCTTTTCCGTACGGCATAATATCTCCTATTTCACACTAACAGTATCGTTATGTTCCACTCCTTTGGACTTAGAAAAATCTCCAGAGCCCAACTTCGGAGTCAGATTTTTTTTCTGGCTTTCTTTGATATGTTCATTCATATCTTTAGTTCCAAAATCTATTTGGTCTTTTCTAATAGCTGTTGCCCAAGGACTGTTTTCCCTTATGACAAACTGCGCATTCCATTTAGATTCAGAAGCCTTCTTTCCACAAGAAGGACAATTAAAAAATCCTTCTGGATTAGGCTCACTACAATGTTGGCAGTTTTTAGCCATTATCCTTTATGAACAATAATATAGGCTATTCTACTTCTATCTAGCTTTACAGCCTTTATATCAACTATAGCTCCAGAGCTATCATCAAGCCCTTGAATATAATCATTAATATCTTTAGCCAAAGAACCAGAAACTGAATCTGCTTTTGGGCTTATATCATTAATGATAATCTTTGTAGTTGTATTGTAATTCGCCATTTTTTTCTCCTGTTAATTTTAAAAAATCTTTTTTGGATTCGGGGTTAATCCTTTATACGAGTAACCCCACAGTTCCAAAAACTGCTAATCTTCACAGATTATTACGATGTTTGAATACCATTGTTGATACTACTTAACGCAGTAAACAGCCACTCTCCACCCCAAAATATTAATTCTACAACATCACCACGTTGAGCGGTTGTGTCAAGAATAATGTTTGAAATTTGAGTACCTGCTGTTGAGTTTGCAGCATCTCCGCCAGCATCTTTATTAACACCACTACCAATTGCACTTCCTAGAGCGATTGTAATATCAGCGGTTGGAGTTTCCTCCCAAACGATGAATTTATAATGCACTCCGTCTAAGCCTGTTGAAGCCGTAGGAAGCGTAACTGAGAACGCGCCGTCTGCAGATGAACACACATATACTTTACCACTATCAGCATTTGTTAAAGTAACTGCTGCTGTTAAGTGTTCTACGTGTTTTCTGTAGTCGCCTTGTCCACTATTAACTTCTAAATACGAACTTCTCATCTTAGATTCCCTCCACATTGTATAGAGCGTGAACTTCTGGTAATGTGATTTCAAGACCTGCTTCTGTAAGAATCATATCTTTTCTTAAATCCTCATCAGATGCCTGAACATTTGTTTGGATTTGAGTATCACGATTAACTCCGTTACCAACTAGTGGTCTGTATGATAAGTTTGACATATCTGCCATTAACATCATTCCGCTAGCCATTCCTCTAAATAATGGTTCTTTCACAAGGTATAGACTTCCGTGAACAGTATTAATTTGACTTAATTCGTGTCCGAAAGCACCTTCTGCTTTTTCCATATTGTATCTGTAAGGGCTATTTGAGTAGCCTTGAGTAGCGTCGACAAAAGCGCCGTCACCCATTTTGTTAAAGAAAGTAATAACCGGTAAAGAAGCTAAAACAAGTCTTTCGCTTGCTCCGCCTCTTGCTGGGTCAAATATTACTTCCATATCTGCAAGAAGTCTATCGTAAGTTAACTCAGCTTGAGCAACACTTCTGTAGTATGCACTACCAGAAGAGTAACTTAATGCTGAATCGTCAGCTGTTGGGTTGACGTTTTTTACGATGTGTCCTACTAGACCTTCTGTGTATTGAACTCCATTAACACGAGCTCTCTGTCCAAAGAGCATAGCTCTTTCGATGTCGATTTTATGTTCACGGAGCTTTTGAGCCCACACCCTGTCAAATTCGTTGGCATAGCCACGATGACGGGTTGCGATAGCTGTGTTAGATAGTTCACAAGCTGTTTTAAAGATTTGAGTATACCCAAAATCGTCATCTAGTGTATCTGAGAATGTGTCAGGTGAGCCTGTTCCTTCAGCAAATGATGTACCAACTATTTGGCAAGCATCATTATTTGATAGAACATTATAACCTGAAACATTAGCATTAGATACATCTATAACTCTACCGCTAAATACAGTAGATGATGAACCGATTGTAGGAGCAGATTCAACTCTTATAAGAGCTTGTGCCCAACCTGCTGTTGAGTCGACAGTGTTAACAGCAATAACCATTCCTTTTGTAAGGAATGAGATTGCGCCACTTGAACCGTCATCAACAGTTATGTCGTATGCACTTCCAGCTGATACCGCTGAACCACCATTAGCGTTTGCCGCTAAACTAAAGTTACGTGAAGTCCAGTTAGTAACAGTTCTGTTTTCCAAAAATCGGAAAATAGAATCGTCTGTTGGATTCTTAGCAACTTTGTTTAGGTAGACGAAGAAAGGTGACTCCTCTGGCATTAGTTCTGCAACTCTGTCAGAAAAGTCATACAATCTTCTTTGGTCTGGAGCCGTTCCGACTCCCGCGCTAGTTGAGGCTGCTGTAATATCAGATGATTTTAGCATATTCTGATTGTAAGCCATTTGTTTCTCCTAAGCTAATTGTTATTATTTAACTAATTTGCTACGGTTCCCAACATTCATTATTCTATTCCAGACTTGGTCAGGTTCGCTTTTCTGTGGAGATTCTCCACCTTGTAAAACTCCTGCAGGTCTTGGAACTTTCTGAGCTTTTTCGACAGCTTTCTTATTTTCATTTGGTTTTGAACCAGTTCCTTCATCTCTCCAAACTCTTACTAGAGTATCAAGAGGAAGGTCTCCGCGAGGAGTGGTTGCAAACTCAAGAAAATTTTCTGCGTCAGAGTCGGACATTTTATGCCTTGACTTAAGCTCGTTCTTAATGTTTGTAAGGGCCATAGCCTCCTGTAATTTTCCGAGCTCACGATCTACAGTTTCGTGAACAAGCTTTTCTTCATTCTTCACCCTCATTTTATAGGATGGAGAATCAGGCTTGTAATAAGCATCCCAGGGGTCGAAAGACTCAGGTTCAATTGGTTTTTCCTGAGAACTTTCTTTAGATTTTCCAGTAAGAACTTCTTCCATAGCTTCCACAACGTCCGGCCTTCCGTCTAATAAAGATTTCAATTGATGCAATTCTTTTGCATCTTTTGAAAGATTTTCATAGTCGGCAGTTTTTTTATCGTACATCGATTGAAACTTTTTGGATTCAGCTTCCCAATCTACAACTTCAGATACTTCTTCAGTACCCTCCATTACTTGTTGTTCCTCCAATATAGGAGTAGGTTCTGATGCTTCAGCTCCTTCAACAATCGGGTCTATGCTTTCAACCTTTTCTTCTTTTGCCATTTATTTCTCCTTTCCTGATTTAGTATTAAAACTCATAACCAGGACTTTTCTGTTTTTTTATTTGTTATTGCCTTCATTTTCAGATTTAATATTATCAATTGCTTGCGTTAATTGCAGTGTTTTACCTGCTTGCTTAACTTTAGACTGCTGAAGAACATCTCCAAGTTGAGTTTTGAACTTTTCAGTCTCCACTCTCTTGCGAGCATTTACTGCTTCCCTTTCGGATGTTTGTAAATCGCCCTTTAGATTCTTCACCTGGTCTTCAAGTTGAGCTACGTAAGATTTCAATTGAGATATTTGACTCTTTCTTTGAAGAACACCTTCTTTGTCAAAGATTTCACTTTTCTTTAAAACCTCGACATCATCTACCAGATTTAGTTTATACGCCTCAAGGTACATATTATATTCTGCGACCTTGTTGCTTGGTAAAGTTGAACCTGATATAATGCGAATATCGTGTTGACCTAATGTTAAATCATTTTGAATCGACATTAATTCGCTTGTTTTATCGTCGTACATTCTATTATTGACTGTAAATTCAGTCAAATCATTGTTAGGTTGTACGATTTTAAAAGTCTTTTCGAACTTGTAATGTTCTTTTGATAAATTATAAATAACTTGACCTACTTGAGCCAAGCTTGTTTCTATATCTCTTAATTTTGATTTTCCTCTTGATTCTCCCATTTCAGATAAAAGCATTGTACCTCTAACTGACTCAGGAGCTTGGTCTTTAAAACCTTGTAATAATTCAGGAATACCAAAATTTAAATCGATATATTTTTCTATTCTATCTATTAGATAGTAAAATTCGCTAGCTAGCGGTGCAGGTTGAGGAAAGTGAGGTTCTCCAAATTCTGGATTGTATTCAATCACAGCATTAGGATTAGCCCAATCTTTTTCAAGCTGAGACACGCTATCAACACTTCCTTCTGGAATTAAAAGTTTTAATCCAGCAGAAGATTGAGCGTGTGACAAGGTTAAAGAGAATAACTTATTTAAAAGCCTCTGAGAGTCTTTAACCTTGTTCACATCTGACTTTGGATAGGGAGTATTAGTCCAAATGTTCGCAAAAGGAACAAGTGGATAGATATCAGTGTTTAGTGTACGCTCAAATAATAAAATATTTCCTATTGTAGAACATTGTTGTATTCTTGTCTGCATAATATCTGTAATTTCTATCATACCCATTTCTAATGCTTCTAAAACTTCTGGGTCTTGCATTAAGTTATCTAAGGTTTCTTGGTCTACAATTTTTTCATTTCCCTGAGATAAATCGAATATTCTATAAAAAGGAACTCTTACTTTGTAAAATCTATCAAGTATTTGATATTTTTGATTTACCTTATTGTCTAAATTTTTTGCTTCTGCAGGAGTAATTACATTTTGTGTGTTTTTTAAATTAGATGTAGGATAGTCTTCTCCGTATAGGGTGCTTGTTCCTACCTCTATGTCATCAATGACTTCCTCTAATTCTGGATATAAATCTAATAATTGTTCTTTCGTTAAAAATGTAGAAAGAATCATACCTGCAGCATCAGAGAAAAATCTATCTCTAGAAGCAGGGTCAACATAAACTCTAAAAGGGTCTATGTGAGTATACTTTATTTCTCCTCTTCCATAATCAGATTCCGGGTCCATATATACATACATATATCCAAGTCCGGTAACAGCATAGTCGTGAACAACTTGCTTGAAAACACTGTCTCCTTTTGATATGTCCCAAACATATTCTAAGACAGTTTTCCATACATTGGCAAGTTTATTATCTGAATCTTCTCTTCCTATAGCATTAAATCTAGCAGGTTGAGCTGTTAATAAAGATTTTAATTTATCAACCGCAGCATAAACTCTGTCAATAACAAAGTCTGCTTGTCCTACAGATTGCAATGCAGAAGACTCTTCTTTTGTGAAATGATTTCCGAGAACAAAATCAACAGCGTCTCTAGCTTCTATATCCCAAGTGGATCTTGCGTCACTCCATCTTCTAAACAACTCTTGATTTAATTCTGCTTTGTCGTTTTTATTGTAATCGTTAATGGTTTACTCCCAATTAAATGTTTTATATAGAAAATAACTTAATTCTCTTGCCTTTGTCAACAATTATTTAAACTTTTTGTCCTGTAATCCAAGATATTAACTGAGATGATATCTTTTCCTCTTTATGGGACATTCTATCCTCGAAAACATCCAATTCTACAGCAGAACTCTTAGGAGGTCTCGCTGTTGTAACTGAATACCACAGTCCATCCAATAGGTCATCGTTTCTTCCTTTAGGAAATTCAAACATCTCATCAACCAAAGATGAATGTTGTTCTCTTTTAATATATAGTTTTCTAGATGCAACTATAGGACACAATAATGCTTCTATTCTATCTTCTTTTTTTATTCCACCTGGAGGTCTTACTCCTTTTGCTAGACCAGGAGCCATTTTTCTATCTTTACCTATTAATTGGTTAACATAGTCTTTAATTACTCCTTGAGCCCCAACTTTCTCAACATTCACCCTTCTAACCGGATGAAACCTTTTTGCATATTCAAATACTTTCTGAGGCATATCATATAGAGGAGAATGCTCTCTATAATAATCAACAACGTATATATTTCTTTCTTTATCAATAGCTATAACCATTATAACCTGATAGTCGCTCCTGGAGTTTGCTTCATACGCTAAATCAACTCCAATATATACATTCACAGGAATAGCCGACTCTCCTGTTATAATATAATTAAATCCATTTCTTGACTCTAAATTTCCTTTGTAATAATTAATTCTGTCAATTTTAAATTTTGCTGTTTCCAAATCTCTTGCTTCATTCAAATATTCTTGAGCAAACTTATGAACTAGTCCCATATCAGAGAATCTTCTTCTTATGTCATCTAATTTTTTCTTTGAAAAATATGAAGGCCATAAAGGAATACCGTCTTGAATAGCCTTTTTATACATAACATTCCAAGCATATTTTCTTTTTTCTTTACCGGCATCAATATGTCCATCATATATTGTTTGTAAGAAAGAATCAAAGTGTACAATAGTTCCAATCAACCAAATTGAACCTTCATTCTCTTTTGAATTTTCCAGAGCAGGTTCAACTGTAGACATAACCCATTCTTTAATCTCTCTTCTTCTATCTGGAGTTTTAGTATTTAATTCAGATTCAAAGTCATCAAGAATAATTTTTGTATAACGCAACCCTAACTGAGAACGACCACGCAATCTTTGAGAAGTACCTTTAGCTATAATCCTATCTCCTCTTGCTGTAGTAAATTCTTTTTCAGTCCACTTGTCTCCCTTTAAATCTCCAAAATAATATTGTAATGCAGGATTTATATCAATGTGATTCTGAATGTATTTTATGTGGTCTATAGCTTGAGACTGCTCCTCAGAAACCCAAGCAATAAATTCTTTCTTATCAGGAGGATTAAAGTACAACTTATGAAGCAATGCTGTTTTTGCTAGAGTTGATTTTGCGTGACCACGAGGAAGTATTATGCAATTTCTTTTTTCTTTATCATTTAAAAGTAAGTCGCTTAATTCGTATTGATATGGAGCAGGAGAAGATTTCATAAAATCTTCAGGTAAAAACATCTGTCCAAATGTTATAATATCTCTTTTTGCTAGCTCTAAAGCTTTTTCCTTAGCAGAAAGGTCTGGAGGTATTATATTAAAATGTTCCGGCTTCTTTTTCTTGGTACTCATATTCGTCAACTCTATCCATTAATGTTAATGTTTTTTTAGACATCCAATCTCCATCAGGAACCTCTGTGAATGTATCAGAGTTTTGCCACAAAAGTGGTCCAGCAACATAAATCCAAGCTTTTTCTTTTTCTTTTCTATCAAATTCAACATCTACTGTTGTTCTGACATATAAACCGCCTTCTACATTCTCGTATCGGTCGTAATAAGATAAATCTTCGTTATCTACATCCATCATCTCTACAACAGCTCCTTTTCCGTTAGGATTTTTTACTAAAGCTGGAAATGATTTTGTGCCAGGAAAAACTAAACTAAAACCTTTTACTCTTCCTATATCTGGCCTTTGTCTCCTAAGTGTTCCGTATACTGCCAATCTCATTAAGCTGCTCCAACTTCTGATGGAATACCTAAATCTTGTATTTCAAAATCCGTTGAATACATAGTTAAACAATTAATACATCTAACTGCTTTAACGTCATCAATAATTGGGTCTAATATAAAGACTCCACTCATTCTTAATCTAGAATGACAAATTAAACATCTTTTAGTCCTCGATATTTTTCTTGCCTTCTGGTAATTCTTTGTATTTCTGTTCTTGAACTGCACCTATTTGCTCCTGTGTAAATCCCTGGAATACCGCTAAAGACTCAGTCTTCTTATCTGTGTCTAACATTCCGGACATTTTAATTAACGTATTTAATGCTGATAGCCTATCCCTATCCGACGTTTCTTTTTTATCGATTATATCTTTCATTTCTTCTAAAAGATATGATGGTGTAATTTCAGCATCCTGTAAATATTTATCTATTTCTTCTCTAACCAAATTTCTAACCCTATCAGTTTTAAGTAACATTTTTGCTTGCCCTGTAGCATATTTTCTATTATCTGTAGGAAAAGCTTTTAGGTAGGAGTCTACCACATCTTCTCCTTTTGCAACATACTTAGCAAACAAAAACTCTGCGTTACTTGAGTTCTTCTTTTTTTTTCTTCTAACAGTAGGAGATTCTCCATCCTTAGAAAAAGTATACATATTCGTTCTCATAGGTCCTTCCATTCTAGCTGTATCGCTACAAACAAAAGAACCGATGACTGTTCTAACAAATGTTCTGGTTTTCTTATTGTTTTTCATTTCTCCTAAATGGAGAATCTTACAAACCTTTCCATCGTCTGTTAAAACCCAATCATTAGTATTGGAATGTCTCCAATCTTCAACCAGACCTATTCCGGAATGATGAGTCCTGAACTCTTCCACATTATCATAAAGAAAGTGTTCAACATTTTTAATTGTTCTGCTCTTCATTAAATATATCTAATTTTCTTTCTTTTTGTCAATAATATTTCCTCTTGGGTTGATATCTCTAGAATTTATTCTTTTCATCAAAGAATTTACCGATTTATCAAATCCCCAAAATACTAACATACTGGGAAACGGAGCATCAAAATTATCTTTTCCGCCTCCAAATTTTAATCTACCTTTGACAAATATAATATCAGCTTTTCCATATATGTAGTTATGAAACCACTTTGTATCTGTTCTAGCTGGTAAAACAGCTACAGTACAAAATCCGTTGTTTTTTGTTTCATCATATGCCTTTTTTATAAATTTGCCTATTCCATATCCATATGGAGGATTCATAAAATTTGTTTTATGCCAAGTTTTATCAAGACAAGTATTTTCTTCTGTGAAGTAATATTTACACAAAGAATTATAATCATTTGCACAAACATCACAATCAAAGTCAAAATCCTTTGACAACTCATCAAATAGCCATTTAGGGGTTGTCCACTCATAAGTTTTGGATGTGAACAACCCTTTTTCTCCATTTTCTTTAAGATTTATCATCTGAATCAGATTTCTTAGGTTCTAGCTCATTAACTACAAAAGAAACATAATTGTTGACAATAAAGCGTTTTTCGCTAAGCACTTGTTCTAGTTGAACAATTTCAGATGCAAGTTGATTAGCTCTTGCATACTGAGCTTTTGATTCATCGCTTAAGTCTTCAATGTTAAATTTAACATCTCTTCCTTCTACATTAATAACCTGTTCTTGACCTTTTTCTTTCTTCGTCATTATTTCTCCTTAAATTGGATTAACACTAGGAGGTGCGAAATCTTCTAATTTTCTATGCAAATCCTCTAATATCTCTACATCAGCGATATTATGTTCATAAACATATTTTAAAGATTTTTTATCTCCCCAACGTGCTTTTTGCCAATATTCTGGTTTTATTCTAGTTTTTCCATCAATACCGAAAAATTCGGTTGCAGCCATCAAAGACGACCTGTGTAACTTAAGTTTAGACTTTACCACATAATATAAGTCTTTATGTGATTTTTGTCTATACATAGGAAAGTAAGTTCCGTGATATAATGCTCTTGTTCTTATAAATGGAATATCAAATCTTGTTCCATAATATGTAAAGATAACAT